TGGTGTTCGGTCCTTTGAATATGCCCTGCCTGACCTGTTTTTGGTTATAAAGGGTCCAAAGGCAGCAGCCCCGGCACCGGCACCGGCACCGGCCGCCCAGCAAATGGCGGGGGGGCCTGCCTTGACTCCGGCCCAGGCAGCAGCCGTTGCGGCGGCCCGAGAGAAGGCCAAGACCATTAGTTTTGGTAGTGGCCGCCTCGGCACCTACGCTGCGGAGTTTTGAACTCGTGTGGAAGGGAAGACGGAAGCCGCCCGTCTACCCCATAGGTTTCCGGACACTCTTTTTGGACTTCCTCCTTCCCACACGAGGGTTGGTTGTGTTGTTCACACGATGCTTTGCTTTTTCTTGTTCATACCGTTTCGGCGGTCTATACGGCGGTGGACCATTGAAGGGGGGCTCCCCTTCATCGCCTTCCAGCCCTACACCCCACCACTTGCTCTTTTGTTCCATTTACTCTCTACATGTAAGAAGCCATGCGGCTCTTAACGCCAGTCTTCATGGCCGCCTTGGCCGACCTGGCGAACGCCCCCGACTGGTCGTTATACGCACGAACATCCTCGCGACCGTCGCCCATACCCACCATACGCTGGAGGTCGGCATCCGGGGCGTGGGCCGCACTGGAGAGAATGTCCTGCTCCGTAAGCACGCCCTTGATGATGCGGCTAGACCCCTTGATGGTTTCAAAGAAGCCCGACGAAATCGGGACGACGTAGAGGTTCAGGCCGTTGACCTGCGAGAGGAACTGGTTGCCCACCGTCAACTGGAACTGGAGGGTAAAGTTGCCGACAAGACCCGGGGCCTGGCCCGCCTGGAGGGCAAAGTCGCGACCCGGGCGGAGAACCAGGGGGCCGCCGGCGAGCGACACATACATCGGGGTCACCGTCGTGCCCAGAGCCGAGCCCTGCGGCGTGCGACCCTCGCCGCACCAGGTATTGAAGTCCATGTCCAGGCCGTTGTTGATGGACATCTTGTAGAGTTCATACTGCGTGTGGTTGGCAAGCAGGCCCGAGAAGTTGTCAAAGTTGATGCTGATGCCCTGGATGGGGAGCGTAAAGTCGCCGATGGTGCTGTCCCACAGGCCGCTCGCGGGGGCGTTGACCGTGCCCGTGCCGACCACAGATTGGTAGGGGACCGAGCCCGTCGTGCCCGTGCCGGTGCCGAGCGACGTGGTCGTGCCCGTGCCGACGTTGAAGATGGACGCACCCGGGGTCGCCGGCTTGACGTAAATCATCAGAAGGTCCGGGATGTTCGGCAGGGTAATCGTGTTGGACGAAATCTGCGTGCCCGACACCAGCGACTTGCTGATGGAACTCGTTGTGCCGATGTAAGACGGCAGGGCAGACACCACACCCGTCGTGATGTAGCGGGGGAACTCCATGTAGGGCACGATGCTCTTGGGCGGCAGCGGGACATCCAGGGCGGGCGTCATGAACTGAACCGAGAGAGCCGGCTGGAACGAATACGGAGGGTAGGACGAGGTAGAAAGGCTCGTGACCCACTGCGGAAGACCCACAGCCGTGATGCCCGTGGTTCCCATCGTCTTGCCGACGAGCGACGAAGACAGACGCACCGCACGGCTCGGGTTAGGGAGCATGTTCATCTGAACCTGGAAGTTCTGGACACCGAACAGACCCGTGGAGAGTTCAAAGGCATCGCCAAAGATGAACGGCGGGAGCAGGAGTTTCTCCGTGGACTGCCAGCGGAGGTAGACCGTCTGGGTCGTGCCCGTGCCCTGGCCCGTGTAGGCCACCGTGGTGCCAGTCGCCGCCACGGGAATACCCGGGGACGCGAGGGGGGCACCCGTGGAGTCGCAGAACCACCACTCCGCCCACGCACCGTTCGGGGCCGTGTCGCTGGTGTAGCGGACGCTGTAGCCGTTGAGCGGGGAATTGTCGAAGAGAGGCTGGCCGCCCTGGGTGTAGGAGTTGGGCGGGTTGTAGGCATAGAGGTCAAGCATCGTCGGGCAGGTCCGCTGCTTACGGTGCTGGGCGAGGTCCTGAAGACGGAGGACATAGTTGAGCACATCCGCCGTGTTGACCGTCACCGTCGCGTCGTTGATGGTCGCCGTCATCTGCTGGACGCACTGGTGGCTCGGGAAGGCCGCCAGGGCCACGTCGCCCGGTCCCATAATAATCTGACCGCCCGACGGGGCAGCCGCAAAGGACACGGCGATGCTTACGACGCCACTGCTAATCCAGTCCACGGCACGGTCAATGAAGACGTTCTCGGACGGGACAATGACGTTGAACTGCTGGGTAGACTGGTTGGCAGTCTGGGCGTTGAAGGACACGTTCGTGATGCTGAGGGCACCCTTCTCCACGGCATACTTCGGCTTCGTCTGGATGACACGGGGGTCGTAGACAGAATACTTGGACACCTCACTCGTCATTTATGAGAGCGGCGGGAAAGATTTTTGGGACTAAACGACGACATACTACTTCTTGACGAAGCGGAGGCGGAAGGACACGGTGCCTGAATTATACATTTGGATTGGGATGACCTCGTTGGTGAGGCGGTTCCGCCACCCGAGGCGGAGGTCAATGTTCGTCAGGCCACCCTCGCTCGGGTCCAGGGCCGAGAAGAGAGGGACGAGGGGCTTGTAGAGAATGAAGCCACGCCACAGGTCCGCCGTGACGGCATCAATCGGCGTTTCCAGGAGGACCTTCTGGCTGGCACCGCTGAGGCCCGTGGCTCCACTCGTGTTAGAAGCACCCAGTAGGACGGGGTTGGCGTTCCCTTCAAGGCGGATGGGAATCTGGGTCGTGGTGAGGACCAGGGAAGCGATGGGCGACCAAAGGGACCCGGTGGAGATGAAGTCCTCGGTTTCGCGGAGGTAGTAGATGGAGGTGGTGAATGCGGAGGACCAGGGGGTGGGCATGGTAAAGATGCTGTTCGCCTGCGGGACCACATTCACAATGTTCTCGGGGTAGTAGACCGGCGTGACGTTGCCCGCAACCCACGCGGCCGATGCCGGGGCGGTGATGACCGATGTGGAGGATTGCGTGTAGGAATACGACGAGGCCGAGGTGGACAGAACCTTGGACTGGCCGCCAAAGTAAATGGTGTCAAAGTTGCTGATGAGGCCCTCCAAGTTGGAGTTGTAGCCGACAAAGGAGAACTCGGACGCACCGTAGGGAACCGAGGAATAGGCTACGGCTCCCGATGTGCCCGTGCCGCTGCCCGTGCCTGTGCCGGTGCCCTGTCCCGCACCATAGTAGGTGTTGGTCGGGAAGAAGGGACCGAACGGCTGGGACGGGTCAGACACGCCCTGCGATGCGGAATACGCCGAGGAAGGAGGTGTCGGCTGCTGGCCGTAGGGAAGCCACGAGGTCAGGGCATCCTGGACGAGGGAAAAGAGGCCGGTGTTCTGGTCATACTCAAAGTAGGGGCATCGGGTGCCGCCTACGCCCTGGATTTGATTGGCCTGGGTCATAACCGTCTTCCACGCCGTCGTAAGGGCATTGTTCATAATGTCCACCCAGTGCGAGTAGGAGTAGAGGTAGTAATAATTCACCTCGGGCTGACGAGGAAAGACGTTGAGCGGCTTGACCGTAAAGGGAGCCTGGTTCTCGTTAATCCAGGTGAGGGGGATGGTGGCTACAAAGGACTGGGTCGTGGCCGTGGTGCCCGTGCCACTACCAACCGTCGTGCCAACCGTAAGGCCAAACGACACGGAGTAGATGGAGTAGTTAATGTCCGCATAGTTCTGAAAGGCAGCCACCGGGGACCCGGCTGTGACGGATGCCGAGCCTTGGAGGATGGAGGTCGTGGCATTGGCAATTGTAAAGGTCGTGGCCGTGGACGAAACCACAGTGCCCGTCACGTTATATGCCGTGTTGCTGAACCCAGTGACCGTGACGGACTGGCCGAGGGTTAGGGCCACAGTCCAGGAGGTAAAGGTGTAGGTGACGGTCGCAGCCACCGTGCCCGTGCCCGTGCCCGTGCCCGTGCCTCCGCCACTCGCAATCGCAGAGGTAAGGACAACTCCCGTCTGCTGGGGACCAATCATCTGCGGAATGAGGATGGGGAGCGTCTTCTGGGCACCGTTAATACTGAAGTTGTCTACGCTGACTACATACTGGCTCGTGTCCTTGATGAGCGGGTATTGCCGCGTGTCCTGGAAATACACTGTCGGGTCATCCGTCGCCTGCGTAGTCGCCACCGTATTGTTGATGATGGTGGCGTTATAGTAGACATACTCACCATCTGCCGATGCTCCCGACATAACACGCTGCGTGAACGACATTTGTAAGAAGCGGGGGTTTTCTTTCGCCTTACTTACCGATGAGGTTGAAACTGAACCCACTTACAAAGTCGTCGGGGGTCATGCCGTCCACACACGCATCCTTAACGAGTTGGGTATAGGCTGGCAGGTCAAGATGCTTCAAATAGAGGCGGACGAGGCAATGCCGGCCGCAGGTATTCATATTGTTCTTCTCCTGCTGAAAGGGGACGGCGTTAGACTTGATTGTGTAGGGGCTGGTCTGGAGCAACTTGGTCAGGTGGTTCGTGTCCTGCCCGAACTGCTCCTGCTTCTCCTTGGAAATCCACTTCTTCTCGGCATCGGGCTTGTAGCCGCCATACGGGTCAAAATACTCTATAACGGGCTGGTCCCGGAGTTTCAGGAGGCAAACCCAGTGGCCGGTGGATTCATTCTGCGTCAGGTAAAGGAGCATCAGGCGGCCCTTTTCGTCCAGAACCTCGTCAATGCTCTGGGCCTTTAACAACTCGGGGTAGGACACGACCCGCAGAGTAGGAATGACCTTCTTCATGTCCGTTTCACTCAGTGCGTAGGCCTTCACCTCCTCCGCCTTGCCCCCCTTCCGCAGGGCGTCCGCTTGCTGGATTGCCCGCTCCAACTCCACCGGCTTCCGCGACAGTGCTGTCCCGCCCACGTAGGCCCTGTAGCCGGATTTGCGACCCAATTTGAAGGGGCGGATTTGAGGGCGTGGGGACATCCTTTACATTGTCCGCAGGGTAAATAGTGATGCGTTCTAAACCATTGGCCTCCTCGGGTTTCGCAATGTCCTCCACCTTACCAAACTTGGAGGTGAAGACGTCCAAGACAACCGGCGGCAGAAGCGGGCTGATTTCTTGGAGCCGGTCAATCTGGTCCCGGACATACTTTAACAGGGCAGTGGGCGTCTGCCGCTCCTCGCGGGGCAGGCCTAACTCAACAGAGAGGAAACGGTATAGTCTGCTGTATTGAATGGAGGAGATGCGGTGTCCTTCTTGGCGTTTGGCCCAGCCAAAGTAGGAGCCGACGGTGTTGAGGACGGACACGAACAGTGAAGACACCCCCAGAACAACGGGGGTATAGGCCCATCCTTGAAATATTTGTTGGCTGCCGACAGACAGGAAGCCTGTGACGGCGGAGAGGACAATGACGGGGAGGTCAATGAAGGTCTTGCGGTGGGCGTAGAGTTCTTCGCTCCGCTTATGGCACCACGCAAGGCAATTTGCCTTTTCTCCCGTTTCGCGGAAGTAGTCCTCCAGAGAGTGATGCCAACTGATGATGGGTTGGGTTTCGCCATCGCTCATTTGTTAGGTAGGCGTGGTTTCATTTGACGGACATTAACAAATGCGACTCGTCAAGGCCAAGGACGGACAGCACAAGTGGGTTGCGGTCTTTAAGGATGGGCACAGGCAAGCCTTCGGAGCCGCGGGCATGGATGATTATACCCTTACGCATGACCCGGAGCAGAGGGAGGCCTACATTCGCCGGCACTTGAAGGACTTGGACACGGGCGACCACCGGCGGGCCGGCTTCCTCTCCATGTTTGTGCTGTGGGGCCCAACCACCTCAGTCCGGGAGAATGCCAAGTTCTACTCCAAGCAGTTCAGGGAGTAATTACCCGCATCTCGGAAAATGAATGGGTAGATTTTGACCCTTTTTGGCCAAAATTCTCCCAGAAAAATTCAAATTTTTGGGAGGGGGGTTGAAATTATTTTTTTTGGGCTTGAACAACTGAAAATGGTCAAAAATCTACCCAAAACCTAGGTCTTACCTGTCTTTTCAAGTAAAAATGTAGTGGTGTGACCTGTTTAGGTCTTGGGAGGAGGCCTTAATTCCTCTACCCATTCATTTTCCGAGTTGCGGGTAATTACACGTCCTGGTCATTGTGTGCGGCCAGGGCAATCCCGTTCATGCTCCACTCGGGGGGAGGTGGCGGGATGACGTTCATCCCGGCTTGGGCGTAGGCTGCGATGTAGCAGGCCTCGCAGCGGTAGAGGCGTCGGTTGTCGGGCATCTTCAGAAACCGCACCCCGTTGGCCCCGTGCCGCCGGCCGCAGGGGCAGTTCCGCCGGTGGATGCCGCCAAAGGCCGCGTTCTGCGGGATGGTCCCGTTGTTCCGAGCCTCGCGAAACAGGGCCTGGGCTCGCCTCCGTGCGGGTAGGTCGTTAAACCCGTCTATGGCCCGCTGGCGGCGGTCGGGGTCGTTGGCCCGGCCATCCTGGGGAGGTGCCGGGGCGGGTGCCGGGGCACGCGGCGGGGGCGGTGCGAAGAAGGGGTCGGGTTGTCCGTTGGCCAGCAAGGCTCCGGGCGGTGGAAGTAGCGGCACATACGGGATGGCTGCTCGGCAAAGCGGGCAGCAGGCGATTCCGCGTTGTCCTAGGCCCCAGCCCGTGCGGACACTTTGGATTCTTGGTTGGCAGTCGGCACAGTAGGTATGGCCGTTGGGGCAGATTGGGTCGCGTCCTTGAAGCGTGTTGGGCTCGTAGCAGATGGGGCAGTCGTGGTCGCCGATTTCCTCGGGAAGGTCGGGTATAGGGTTCGCCATGGTGCTCGCCCTAACCCCTACTTGTTTGGCCCAGACGCATCCGTTTTTACCGTTCCAAGCCCCGTTTTTACCTCTCGGGATGCTTTTGTTATAAATCGCGAATGGAACGGCAAAAACGGATTTAGGTCCTCCAAACGAATAGGACTGTGGCGACCCGACTACGACTAAAATGAACACCTACCACGGCACCACCATCCCCGACTTTAAGACCCTCGTCCAGCAAATCAAGGCCAATGTCGGCCCCGACACGCGAGCCCATCTCGCGAAGGACGGCACGCTCAACCCGCTCCGCCGGAACACAAAGTTCGGCCACGGGAACAGCGGACACCATCCGTTCAACACAATGTCCGCAGAGGATGTGCTGTTTAGCACGGTCAACCGCAAGGGCGACGGGATTGCGATGACCCGCCGCATGGGGGACGGCACGGTGGACCTGGTTCTGCCCCTAGGCACCCCGCCGGACCAGGTTGGCAAGTTCAAGACGCACGCCAGCCAGATTGAGAAGAAGGAGAAAATCAAGGTTCGCCTTCGCAAGAACCTGGACAAGGCCAAGCCGCAGAAGCGGCCGCGGCAGCAAGAATCCGTAGCGGATTATACGGCCCGGTGGAAGGCCACGGCCGCCCTGCTGGGCGAGGATGAGGCAGCCCGCCTCCAGGACGCCGAGTTCTGGGAGGATGGTGGCTACGACATGGTGGCCTATACCGCGGACGGTATGGACTAGACTAGGGTAAGCGAACCCAACAAACCCCACTTTTTACATGGCCCGGGGGTAGAATCGGCAAAAACGAATCTCGTTCCTTCAAACAAGAAGCAGAGGCGGGGAAAATGAACACAACTACCTTCACCGAAACCGCCCAGCGTCTGCTGACCGCCAAGAAGGACTCCGAATGCTTCACCACCGACACCCCGCAGGTTCTGCGGTGGGACGAAACGGTAGACGGCTGGGTCTACAAGTTCCAGGCGAATTGGATTACAAGCAAGGACTCGGATGACCTGTTCCACGACGTCCACGTGACCGCACGAAAGAAGGGAGAGAGGCACACATTCAGCGTTTGGTTTGAGAAGGACGGCACAACCTACAAGGCGGTGTAAGAACACCAAAACCGAGGTAAGTAGAGGGAAAATACACTTTTTACATTCGGGCTCGTTGGAGCCGCCAAGTAAAAAAACCTATGGGTAAGCAAATGCCTACGCCAGTAATCAACTTTGAAAAGAGCAAGGGCGGCCTAGCCATTGCCAAGGTAAAGGGTGGCGAGTATAACGGCGACACCCTCTACATTCACATGGACGGCAGCAAGGGCAAGGGCGGGGTTCAAGAGTTGGAGTTGGGGAAGCATCGCCTCGCCGCCCTGCCGGCCCGCAAGCAGGTGGAGGTTATGCGTGTCCTCCAAGAGGCCTTTGCCCGCGGTATTCCTCCTGACCATCTGTCCCCTGAACTTACCCGTATTCCCGGTGTGCGTGATGCGTATGAGGAGATGAGCGGGGCCGCCAAGGAATCCGAGTCCACCCGGGTCAAACTGCCCGATGGCAGCCACTTTGTCCTTATTCCGTCGCCTGACCCCAAGAAGCGTGAAGTCTATTACATTGCGGGAGCATCCGGGTCAGGAAAGAGCCACATTGCCAAGGGCCTGGCCGAGCAGTATATGAAGCAGTTCCCCGACCGGGCCGTCTACCTGATTAGCAAGTTGGAGCAGGACGACACGCTAGACAGCATGAAGGGCCAGAAGTGCGTCCGCCTGAAGCCCGCCAAGTTGGTGGAAACTCCGATTAAGACCACGGAGGACATGGAGAAACTGGGGGACAGTATGGTCATCTTTGACGACTATGACTCCTTCACGGGCAAGGAGGCCAAGGCCATCCAGCAGTTGATGGACGACATTGCCACAATGGGTCGGCACATGAACATTACGATGCTGTGCCTGACGCACTACCTGACCAATTACTCCAAGACCCGCCTGCTTCTGACCGAGTCTACGAACATTGTTGTCTACCCGCTGTCTACGGGGAACCACTCGTTGAACTACCTGCTCAAGACCTATGTAGGCCTGGAGAAGGACGAGATTAGCCACCTTAAAAAGGGCGGGTCGCGTTGGGTCATGATTCATAAGAACTACCCTTGCTTTTGTGTGACGGAGAATGAGGCCTTTATGCTTCACGAGGAGCGGGGCGAGGGGCGGTAATCCTTGCGAATAGGGAGGAGATGCTCCACAGTTAATTGCGACTTCATCTTGGCATTCATGACGTCCCGCAGTTTGGGAAGTAGGGCCTGGGGATTGGTTGCGTGGTCAAATTCAGGAAAGAACAACTTGGCCATCCGGTCCCGCATCCAATCCAGTTCCTCTCGCTTCTTGGCGGGGGTCACAGCATTGGGGAACTCGGCCAGCAGGTCCAGGTCAGACACCACGGTATAAACCGCACCCAGGGGCGAGTTCAGGAGCCGACGCAACTTCTTCTCATCCGTAATGTAGTGCTTCTCCTTGGCAATGCTTAGCATACGCTTGGCCACCTTGACCCAGTTCCCCTCCTCCTCGTATAACACAATGTCCTCGGCCAGAGCATCTTTAAGGGGGCGGAGTTGGGCGTAGGGCTTGCCGCCCTTGGTCCAGAGAATAATGTTAGACACTTCAATATACTTGTCCTTGACCCACGCCACCACATCCACCTTGGTAATGCCCTTGGACATGAAGCACTCGGACAGGAGAAAGGTATGGCCGCGGTAGTGAAGCGAGCCCCGGGCCACATCTGCGGGGGTCCAACGCAGCACACCGAACCGCAACTCCTTCCTGGCCCTTAACTTCTCGGGGATGGTAAGGTGCGGCTTCAAACACTTTTTGCCCGCCTGGAATTCCGCATCGGTAATGATTTTGGTCTGCCACAGATGGCTCAGGGTCTTGACCTCCTCCGCCTGCGAATAGTGCTTGTCCCGCAGCAGGTTCCACGCCGCAATCTCCCCGCACTTAATGTCCGTCACGGTTCCTATGCGGCACGCCCGCTTCACCAGAGCCTGAAACGCCTTGACCGAAGATGCCCTCAACGGGACATTCTCCGTCAAGTCATAATCCGCGGAATACATGATTTGGTGGTCCTCGTTTGACCCTAGCACAACCGGCTTGTCCGAGAGCGAAACCGCCGTCAAGACCTTCCGTAGGGGCGTGGAGAATTGCTCGGGAAATGGACGATGCCCGCCCTTGCCCAGCCCGACCGGATTCTCCTCTACCGGGGACTCAATGTTAGGCTCTCCGAGAAGGTCAATCAAAAGCCGCACGCGAGCACGAGTGTCGGGGCGACGGGGAAAGACAACCAGACAGGCATTCCGGAGAAAGGGACCTCCTTGGGGTGGTTTGGGAGCATCACGAGCAGGGGACATAACATAGGTCACAATTGCCTTGGCAAACCTCTGGGCCGTCCAGGCTAGACCGTTGGCCGCTATATGGTCCAGCGTTTGAACAATGTCGTCTTCATGAGCGGCAATCCAATCTGCCACATCGGCAAAGGTCGGGTCATGAACAAACCCACTGGGGTCCATTTGTATAACCGCCAGACTTACTTAACTACCAACAACACGAGTAGGCCCGGTGTTTGTCGGCCGACCCACACCTGTCGGGTCCTCCGAGGGTTCCGCAGCAGCATCGGACTCCCTGAGAATTTCAATCAAGAGCCGCACCCGGGCAGGCGTTGTAGTTCGCTGAGAAAAGGCCGTCATGGCTGCGTTCCGCACAATGGCGGTTGCTCCCGGTGGCTTTGGTGCGTCCTGTCCGTGAAACGAAACATAAACATAAATCGCCTTGGCAAAATTAACGGCTGTCCATTCTACATCAGACGCCGCTTCCCGTAGCATATGAACTAGGTCGTCCTCGTGCTGGGCAAACCAATCTGCCAAGGCAGCAAACGGCGATTGATTTACAACCTCGCCAGGGTCCATTTGTGTAGTCGCAACACTTGCTTAACTACCAACAGCACGAGAAGGGCCGTCACTGACGCGAAACCCAGCCCCCACACCGGCCATCTGCCGCATCAGTTCAATCATCCGCTCCATACGGAACCGTGTGTTTGGCTGATGCCAAGCCTCCTGTGCGAGTTCGGCTAGAAGGGCACCAAACCCCTCGGGCGTGGCGGCCTCGGTGTGCTCCTCAATATAGTATAGAAGAGCATCCGCAAACCCCGCGGGGTCCTCCGGTGGGTCATCCAGTTCGTGGTCAAAATAGTCCACCACATCGTCCAACTGGTCCTCCAACGCATCCGCAACACCCTGGATTAGGGGTAGAGCCTCCACGGGTTCCTCCGCCTCCTCCATCTTCACCTCCTCGGGCTGGACGCCGCGGCCGCCATGTCCCGCACCAGCCGCAGCGGGCGGATTCTGTAAGTAATGAATTATTCCCTCTACAAGCCACTGCGGTTCCTGACCCCAATTCGCATGAACAGCCTGAGTGACCCAGTGTTGCCATCCGGGCTCTCCTCCCGCGGGATTGTCGCCTATAACATCAAGTTCAATCGTTTCTATAAGGA